CGCGAAGCCACGCAGGATCAGCACTACCTTGGGGCAGGAGTAGTGTGTGCCTGCCCAGACCGTGCCCGTGAACAGGTTGAACACGGCCCTGCAGGTCCGGCACCGGTAGTCAACCACTGGCGCTCGACGTCACAGCGCACAACCAGAGTGCTCTCATATGCCGCCCAGCGGACCACCTGCTCTGTATCGGGATTTTTCCTGGCCAGCCGCGCGATGCGCCTTCCCGCGTAGGCAAGAGCTCCCGGCATCCAGCCCACTTCCATGCGCGGGAGCGGCTGGAGCGGTTCGGCTTTTCCCTTGGTATCCTCGATCACCGATTCCTCGGGGAGCCCCGCGCTCAGAGCTGCGGTTTTAATGATTTGCATGGCCAGCTCGGTCACCTCAAAATCCTTTCGGCTGATTCCCGAAAAGGGGACAGAAAAGGGGACAGGCTGCTTTTCCTGCTTTCGCGGAAAAGCAGGAAAAGCAGCCTGTCCCCTTTTCGATTGAATTAGACATGGAAGCCCGCCGCCACGAAATCATGGATAAGCCCTCGAGCTTCCTTGATATCCTCTTCCGAGATCCCAATAGAGGGCCGCGCGGGCATCGTCACCTTCTTCGTTTGCACCCACTTGCCGCCCACCTTGAACTTGAGCGCCGCGGCCGACTTCGGCTCGATATCGCCCCCAAATTGATGTATGGCATAGCGCTCGTCATTGGACCCGCACGCAACCTGCGTAGGAATGGCCTCATAGCCGACCGAGTTTCGCATGATGCCTGTATCGAGGAGCGTTTGCCCTCCCTCCTCGGCGGCGCGCACTGATTTTTTCCACTGCTCTCCATCAGGGCCGACGCCCTTTTTGAAGCGCTCGTGCACCGAGGATACGAGCAGCTCCCCGATGCCCTCGGCCAGGAGCTGCGTCTGGGCCATATGACTGATCGCCGCCCCGACCACCCGCTCGATCACGTCGAGATTTGATGTAAAAGATGCGCCGGCCATCAGAATTTCCTCCATACATCCGGCCCGAAGAGTGGAGCAGGAGCCGCGACCCGTATTCCGCCCGCTTCGGAGAGCTCCGTTGCCGGGGGCTCCAGTCCATAGCCGGGCTTGCCTTGCCGGATGGCCTCAAGATCCCTCATGGCCTGCTTGTATTGCGACTGGAGCGGGATCCATTCGTTTTGCGACATGGCCTCGGTTTTCATGAGAGAGGTGATCTCGGCGATCAGCCTGTAGCAGACCAGCACCCCGCAGATGCGCTTGAGCGTCGGGGGCTCGAGCGCCAGGGGAAGCCGGTAGTTGGGCCGAAGAGCATCGTCGATCTCGGAGCTCACCTGGTCGATATGCCGTTGAGTGCTGCCCGGGTTGAGCTCCTCTATCTTTTCGAGGTATGCCTCATGGAGCGTGTCCTTGAGGTCCGAGGCCGCGCAGTAAGCCATTTAAGCCCCCCCTCCGAGCACTGTCGCCCAGCAAAAGGACTTTATGACGGGTACAGGGAAAGGCTTGCTCTCGCACACCAGTAGCCACCCGGAAGGCTCGTCTCGCTTGATCGGTTTTACGAAAAGCGGCATGGCCACCAGGTTGGAATCCAGATCGTCCAGGGCGCAAAAGAAAAGGGGTCGGTCGGAGAGCTTTGTTCCCATCACCATCTTGTCGGCGGCCACCACGGGAGCGTAGGCTCCCGTTCTCGGGTTCTGGTATTCCTCCGCTCGCAGCTTGATTACGAAGCCGGCAACGTTGATGGCGCTCTCCGCGATTTGCACGATGAACTGAGCGGTTGACTGAAACCCTTCGGCCAGGGCGAGGAGCTGATTGAACGCGTCCTCTCCTGCCCATATTTCAATCGATCCACCATACCCTGCTTTCTGGAGCACCTTTTTCATGCCGAGACAGCACTTGTGCACATCCCGGATTCCAGCCCCTTGCGCATCAAAGAATGTTGTCGGCTCGAACTGGCTCGGAGTGCCAAAATCCACCTCATAGGTATCCCAGCCGCCGTTTTCGAGCTGTACGGGCCAGGAGATCTTTCCGGCAATACTCTGAGAGGCAACCGCTTCCGACGTTGCGCGCACGTCCAGCCGAAACCCCTCGGTCTGCCTCGAGGCCCATCCATCGCGGTCTTCGGGCTTTAAGAGCTTCAAGTTGTTTAGCGCCTGGCCGGTTACGCCGACGCTGAGGCGGATCGGCATGGGCTCGATGAAATTGAACGCCAGGTCGTTTCCCCCGATATTTACCGCCGCCGAACCTCGCCGAACCATCGGCCGAGCTTTCGCGATCCGAATGATCTCCTCGATCCCGAGGAGGGGAAAGCTATGCTGCGGCCGGGCAGGGAAGAAGGTATCGAGCACCGGTGTCTCGAGGGGCGGCAGGGCCTTGAGCTGCCTTGCAATTGCATCGCGGGAGAAAAGCCCCCGCAGATTCACTTCGTAAACCATTTGATTTCTCCCGAATTCTTGGGGTTGTTATATTCGCCGTTCCCGCACTCCATTCCCCCCCCGTCATTCCCGCATGCTTTTGGCGGGAATCCAGCCCAGCGCCATGCTCGCTGGATTCCCGCCAAAAGCATGCGGGAATGACGGGGAAGTGTTGGCTCACTCAAACAGCATAAATGCCGATCTCTTCGAGCTTCCTCTGAACCTCTTCGCTCGGAGTGGAAGGGCTGGTCGTGCCAACCTTGAGACCGCCACAGCGAACGGCGCCGTGTTTCACAACATTTCCCGAGGTGTCCTTCGAAGTATCCACTTTCGATTCCAGCACCGCACATACCCTGTTCCGGGCGCTCGCAAGGACGTCCGCATCGGGCAGGGGAGCGACGGCAAAAGTCACCTCGATATGCCCGGATTCTTCCTCATAGCTCCCATATCCACCCGCGCTTCCAGCGAGGCGCCCATCGCCCTGGTCCGAAAAGCTCTCCACTCCATCGCTCACGGAAACGGAGCCGCGCTCGATTGGAGCATTGGGCATCGTGCCCGTAAATGACCTGGCGGGCGCGGTGTGGGCGTAGCTCGCCGTAAGGTTCGTGGCATTGTCGGCGGCCGTCCCAAGGGATAAAAACCAGTAGCCGGCGGCATGATCGACATGCCCCAAAATACCGGTCCCGCTCAAGCGGCCCGAGGCATCGCTTGCTATGGCGACAGGCGCCGCCCCGACTGTTACGCTCATCGAAACCGATCCGGGCTCGATGTTTCCGTGAGCAAGCACGCCCTGAAATACTTTCGCGGTTCCGTCGCCGGCGCCGATCACCTCGTTGCTCACCTCGGTAGCCGCGGCCCCGCCCGCACCCAGGACATGATCGGCCGTCTCTGCGTAGGGCACCAAGCCGGTGGTCGAGCGGGCCAAAAGAAGGCCGGTTGGAAGTATTCCCTGATTTACCTTGAAAGCCGCCGACGTCACGACCGCCGGGTGGCCGGGCGAGAGAATCCCCTCTTCAGCGTATGTAAACGTCCCCATCAAACCATTGATCATCATCGCCTCCATGTGAAACCGTTACCGCGGAGAAAAGGGGACAGGCTGCTTTTCCTGCTTTTCCGCGAAAGCAGGAAAAGCAGCCTGTCCCCTTTTCTCCCCTAAACGCACTAAACGCACTTGGTAAGCCCCTGATAGAGCCCCTGATTCGCGGCGGAGCTACCGGCACCCGCGCCACTTCCGTCTTCGGGAGCCGTAAATTCATGGAAGAGATTGTGCTTCCCTCGTGCTTCCAGAAATTCAAAGAAGTGCTGCTGCAAGGGCTTTTTCCCTTCTCCCGCCGCAAATTCGATTTCCGTGGCGCCGTCCAGGGCTTCGGCAAAGGCGATGAACCGAGCTTTTTCCGCGGGGAGAAGAATCGCTTTTTCCTTGCTTGCATAGTCGTCGGCGCGGGCTTCGAGCTCGGCACGCTTCCGGGAGTGCTCAGCCGCCGTAAAGCTGCTTTCGGCCTTATCCGCCCGCTTGTTTGCCTCCACTACCTTGCCTTCGGCTTCCTCTCGCTTTCTTTTTTCTTCTTCCAGTTGCTTTTGCGCCTCTTCCAACGTCATCTCTTTTCCTTCCCATGTAATCCCGGCTTCTTTCGCCGTTGAAAAGTCCACCTCGATTTCGCTAAATTCTCCCCCAGCCTCGAAAGCTCCGATCTCCTTAAGGCCCTCCACGGCGGGCGCCGCAGCCCCCAGAAGCCCTACGTGGCAAAGGCGTCCGTCCTTGAAAACCCGTATGCTGCGCTTCTTGTATAAGCCCTTCCCGACCAGGTCCTTGACCGCGTCGGGGACCTGCTTAAAGCTCGCAAGGAGCAGGTCTCCATCCCTTTTGAGCTGCTCGACCCAGCCGAAAGCCGGGTCATTGTCCTTGGGGTGGCCAAAAACCAGCGGAGCTTCGTGCCTTGCCGGCTCGTAGCTCTTAACCATGTGATCAATGTCCGAGCGGGTCCAGGTACGGGTGCGGCCCGCGCTGTCCGTATGCTCTCCGGCCCTGAAGATTTCGATCCAGTTCATTGACACTCTCTTTTTCCGGCGCTAGACTATGTTTACCGGCAGGCGCGAGGACTCGAAAGCCGGCATGGCGAGTCGGGTTCAAGATGCGGATGCTTTCGCATCGAAAGCCAATGATGGGGGTTGCCGTCCATCCACGCCTGTCACAGCTTCACATACCGGCTGTCCTTCAAAATATTCTTCGCCTGCACAACACCCGTCGTAACGATCCGGTTGGCCACTCCCTTGCCGACAGTTCGGTCCAATCTTATGACCACCTTGCACCAGTGCTCCTCTTCAAGCCTCACCCAGGTCATGAGGATCGCGGGATCCTCCTTGTCGAGATACCACGCGCCCTCGCCGAATTTTTCCGGGATCGAGGCGATTTCCTCGGCGCTGAGAGCCGTTCCCCGAATCCTTTTGGCTTCGGCCGACATGTGAAGGATTGCCCGGTCATCGATGGTCACAAGGGAAAGGCGCGGCTGCTTTTCAAGCTTTGCAAGCACTCTTGGGGGCAAGTTTCCGACAGGATAGAGCTCTCCCCGCTCCTGGCGGCTCCTTAAAACACTCTCCGCCCAGTCCTTGTAGCCCTCGATTCCACCCTCTTTTTTCGCCCAGACCAGTGCCTCGAGCTCTTCCAAGCTATCCTGGCCCAGGTGCTTTTTCAGGCGCATCCAGCAGGGGCTTTGCGCAAAATCCGCCCAGTCGTCCGGGCAGGAGCGCTCCAGCAGCTTATCGAGGAAGGCCTGCTTGTAGTTTGCCGGATATAGGCTCAAGTCGGGCTTGTAGTGCTCTTTTGCCGCGTTTGCCTCGAAGCCCCGGTCCGGCATGAGCAGGACGGCAGGCAGCTTCGTCCCGTCCGGCAACCTTGGCTCGATAAGCTTCCCGTAAGGGTTTTCCTTCTCGACCTTCAGGCCCCTGGCTTCCACCTGTCTCGCCGAGAGAGTGTTAACGCCGCAGCGGCACCGAAATCCGTTTGGCGGGTAAAACGTGTCCCAAAAAGGCGCATCCGCCTCGAAGACCATCCCGTCCAGAGCACGGTGAGTCGGCCTGGTGCGGCCGTCGTTTATGGCATCGTATTGCCAATAGGGCCGAAGAGACTTCACCCGCTGCATCTGGCTCCAGCGCCCGACGTTGTAGGCCGTCTGGATGTTGGTTCGGAAAATGTTATCGACGCGCCAGGCGGACTCGCCGGTCCAGCCTTTAGCCTTTATTACATCCGCGATTTCGGCCTTCCAGGAGTTAAACGAGAGGCCCTCGTCGAGGACTTTGGCCAGGGAGCGATGAATATCGAGGAACATATCCATCGAAGAGACGCCGGAGACGCTGAAGGCGTTAGCCCGTGCCGCCTCGGCCAAATCATAGAACTCTCGCGAGGGCATGGGGACCTTGGCCTTCCAATAGTCTTGAGCCTCCCGCATTGGGAGGGCTATGGCTTTAACGGCCATTCGCGGCCTCCCGTCTCACGGTGAACCGGCCATAGATATCGGCCGCGAGCAGGGCTTGAGCGAGCACATCATCAAAGCCGCTCCCGAGGAGCTTTTGAAAGGCTTCATGAAAGGCTTCCATGAGCTCATCCGGAGAGCTTGAAGACTCGATAATCGAGAGTATCCCCGCCTTGACTCCGTCCATCGCCTTGATTCCTGTCGGCAGCACTGAATCGACCAGGGCCTCGATAGCCTCTTGCTCCGGTGTAAACCTTCCCCCGCCAGCAAATTCAGCTTCAGCCTCGTTATCCGCCGAGCCCGCCTTTTCGCCCACCCCCTTCGCCCCCGGGTCCACGACATCTATTTCGTCCTCCGCGTAACCGTAGCGCCGCACAAAGTAGATTTTTTTGAACGTGAGACCGCATTCCTTAAGGGTCTTATCGAGCTCGGAGCGCTCCTTTTTTGTTTCCCCGGGCTCCAGGAGCGAGAAAACGGGAGAAATGGTCCCCGGTGCGTTAACCCGGGTATAGAGCCAGGCGATTTCATCCAGGGCTGTTTTGGCCAAAACGGCATCGGCGATCCTGGCATCGTCCAGGGACTCTCGGTGAGTCTCGCTTGCGGCCCGCGATCCCCCCTTATCATTGAGCTCGGCGGTAAGGGTTTGGAGCATCAAGACTTTGGATATCGCGGCATCGGCAAGCTTTATTAGCTGCGGGTGCACATCTCCGGCCTTGCCGGAGGACTCGGCGATCGTGACATCGCTCCCCTGCTTTACGACCGAAACGGCATACTGCACCATCGCCGCGAGACGCTGGAGCATCTTGTCGGGATCTTCCCCGGCTCCGGCTTTCCCGATCACCCAGGGGGAGCCGAATCTTTCGGCGAAGGTCACGAAAAATTGCCATCCCGCCCTCTTGAAGGCAACGGGCCACAGGCAGCGGCTCAAGAGCCGCAGCCCATAAGGGTTTTCGTAGGTTGGAAAGTGGCGCGCCACGGCGAATTTTCCAAAGGGAACCGGCTCCTCGATCCCACCCGCCCGGAAGAGGAGCTCTCCTCGATCACCGAAGCCAAACCATCTGCGAGGCTTTGGCACGAGATCCAGGATGCGCATGCGCGCTCCCTCGCTGCCCCAGATGATTTCAATGGGCGTGTTGCCCCAATACGGAGCATCGAGGATCTGCGAGAGCAAATTGAAGAGGTCGATATCTTCGATATCCCTCTTCATTTCCTCGCAGACTCTCACGGCATCCGCCGTTGGCGCCCGGCCGGCTATGGCTCCGGGATCGAGAACGCAGGCCCTTCCCAAAGTGCCGAGCTTTCGCTGCTGCATGGCCATGCACACCTGGTCGTCGGCCGTGAGATCGTCCAGGACGCTCACGCTGTCCCCGCTCTTTCGGAGCACGGGATCCGGGTCCGGAAGAGCCCCAAGCCAGCCCGAGACCTCCATTGCCGAGGATCGAGTGGCGATCTCGGAGAGGAGTGCTTCCCGGTCAGGATTTGAAAAATCGACGTATTCACTTTCGTTTATCCAGAGTCCCGGCATATCAGGCATACCCCCGAAGCATTCCGGTAGTTTGAAGCGGTCTTCCGCACACCACCTCGAATTTTCCGCCAACCGGCTGCAAGCTTGCAAAGTAGCCAAGAGCCAGCGCGATGGCCGCATCCCCGTGACGCTTGATCTTTCCATCCTTCACGTCTTTTTGATGCGCCTTGGGAAGCTTGATGATGCCATCGATATTCGCAAGCATCCGTAGATCGTTTCGCACGTCCTCATCCCGCGGAAGATCCAGCATCTGATCGTGAAAGGCTGACTGAAAGGGGACCATATTGACTCGATACCAGGGGTCGTTGAGCATCACCATGACAATGGCGTCATGCCCGTACCGGTCGGCAGTATACTCGGCCAGGGTGGAGCCGGAGCCGGAGGCATCCATTGCGCCTTTAGCGAAGTTGGGCAAATGGTCTATCATGTGCCACAGGATCTGTTCCTGCTCGCGCGTGGGGACATTGTGAAGCTCGATGAGGAAGGATGCCTTCCGAACCAGATCGGGCTCTATCGACAGGGGGGCGTTCACGCTCAAATCGGCATACCGGCCAAAATCGCTTCCGAATACGTGTTGGCGCTTCCTATCCAGGAGATCCAGCGCGGGATTCAAATTTTGCCTGATCCAGTCTTCCGTCCAGGAGGTCCTGTAGCGCTCGCCTTTTTGCGAAAATTCCGGCTCGAGCTTGAGGCGCAGGATCGGCCGGACTTCTTTCATGCAGGATTCAATCAGGATAGTTGGAATTGCCACTCCGGAGCCCTCTCGAGGCACGGCATCGAGCTCCTCACGCATGGCTCCAAGATTTGCCCCGTAAGATTTTCGAATCTTTTGATACCATGCCTCTTTTCCTTCAGGGCTCGGCGGCCAGCCTCTCATGAGGCACACTCGCTCATAGAGTCCATTTTTTACGGCATCGTCGAAGGTAATGTGATGCACCTTGAAGGGCTGTCGGCCGGCCAGACTGTCGAGCACCAACTGGTTAAAGGCATTTCGCGCGCCATTGTGAGTGCTGATTATCCGGATCTTGCCGCCCCAGATAAGAAGCGCCAGGCAGGCATCGATCACGCCCTGGACATCCTGGTGGAACCCGGCCTCGTCTATGACGACGATCCCCTGCAGACCGCGAATGCCGGCGGGCCGGGAAGAGAGGGCCATAATGCGAAGACCCGAGGAAAATCTGATACGGTAAGCCGTAATATCCTTACTGCTCCCATCCGGTTGGATATCGGCAAAGAGTATCTCTTCGATGGAGCTCACCTGCGTGCGAAGGATTGTGGCTAAAACTTTCGAAAAATGCGCGCAATAGCCTATGAACTCCAGGCCCTTCTCTTTCGTATCTCCAACATAGAAGACATTGTCTCCACCCTCGCTTCGCCGGGTAGCCGCGGTAATCGTATCATCGAGAGCTTCAGCGAAAGTAATCCCCGTGCGACGGCCTTTTTCCGCGAGCTTCAAGTCCGCCTTATCCTCGATCCAATCCTTTTGGTGATCCATCAGGATGCCTTCCGCCAGGGGATCGAAGCTCTCGGGTATAACCCGCACCGTTGAAGGAAGCTCGGTCGGATCCACTATGCGGATCACATCGCCCGGCAGCGTATCAGCCATTCGCCCCTCCCGCCGGCTTTCGGACTCCGAGAACGTTTTCCCTGATCCATTTGGCCATCTCGGCGCTCATTCCAGGCTCCCGGCTTTCCGTGGATTCCGGCTCGACCTTGTCCGCCTCGCCAGGCTGTCCCGCGGGCGAAGACTCGGGCTGCAGCTTGCCGCGCATGGAAGCAAGAAATTCCATGCCCTTGGCGATATCCTTGATGCTTGCCAGACTGACCTGCATGGGAGTGCTCAAGATCATGTTGCATTTCATCTGGAGCGCCTCCTCGAGGGCGGAAACCATGTCTTCCTCGGTCTTGATCTCTCGGGCGGCCTCAGGCTCGGGAGGTGTCGTGGCTTGTTTGGCTGCCGCCCATTGAGCGGTCTTGATGGCCATCTCCTGGAGCCTTGCAACGGCATGGGCATCGTTTGGGTCCAGGCTCGCGAGAAGCTTTTTTCCGTAAGCGGCGCGGGTAAGGATGTCGTCGATGGGGATAGAGCTCATGGCCTGGCGCACCTGCTCGCGCTTATCGCGCCAGCCATAGAGATCCGACCACCTTAGGAGAGTCGAGCGCGCCACTCCGGTCAAGGTCGCCACCTGGTCGAAGGTGTGCCCCCCGGTGCAGTACAAGTCCTCGGCCTTTTGGACGACCTCCATCGAATATTCCTGGCCCATTAGCGCCGCCCCGCAAGCTCTCTATATTGCGCGATATGCTCGATGCAGATCTTGAGCTCGGTATTGCAGAGTGTTGCAAGCTCGTCGGCCTGCTGAAGGATGCGATCCACCGGAAGCTTTTCCGGCTCGACCGTTGGGTCGAGATCGTTTCTCATTTCCCGAACCAGTCTCTGTGCCCGGAGCCGGTAATCGCGCAGCTCCTCCTTGGCCATTCCAAGCTTTCCTTCGTACTTCAGTTGCTCCTCGGTCATGACTGCGGCCCTTTCGCTGCCTTTTCGATACGATTTAGGGGACAAAACAGATTGTTTTCGATGCACACCGTCATCCGGCTCAGCCGTTCCGCCAGCATGGCCTGCGCGGCCAGGTTTTTTTCGAAGACATCGAGAACCTGTTGCTGGAGCTCCTGACTCCGTTTGACCAGCGAGGCATTATTGAGATAGTCCTGCCTCATTTCCGTCATGCTTTGATTGATCATCAGCTCGATTTTGTGAAAATGCTCCCGGTCCTGCTCCCGGCTCTTGTGGTGCGAGCGCTCCGAGAGATACCAGATCAGTATCGCGATCCCCCCCGGACCGAAAGCCACGGCGGCATCGATGACGTATTTCAGCATGACGTTTTCCATCACTTAGCTCCTAGCCGCGCGGCTCGAAATCTCCCTATCAGGCCTTTCCAATGGCCCGCGTCGCCTTGATCCGCCCATAGATCGCCATCACCCCGCCGGCGGCGCTCCCAAGAGCGATACAAACATCCACCAAAGAGCCCTGGATCTCGGGATCTACCATATGTCCCAGGGAGCCGACCACGCCGGCGCCGGCTGCAATGACGCCGCCCCAGATCGCTCTTGACTGCCACCAGCTCTTTCCTTCTTCCTCCATGTCTTCCACTCCTTTCATTTCACGTAGCGAGTAAAGTTTTCGATAAACTCCATCTCGGACCCCTTGCCGAGACGGGTGTTGTAGTGCTTCTTCCAGTAGCGGGCCATGCCGGGTATGTCCCCGACTACGGGCAGCGCCTTCGGTACCCTCAGAGGTCCCAAACTGCGATTCCCGCGCCGCCGTCCCAAGAAGAAGCTGGACGGCCGAGGGAGAATCCAGGTTAAGCGCCTGGATCGTGCGCTGAATCAGGGATTCGAATTGCCTTTTATCGAGCATGGACGATCTCCCTTTGGGCAAGGCGGGGGCCGGGCGGTTATCGTCAAAAAAGGATCGATTCCACCCGGACACCCCTTCGGGGTTGACTGGGAAAAAGGGGCTGGGGAGAAGGTGAGGGGATCAGCAGCGAGAGGAGTCGGAATTTGAGGTCGCATATCCCAGCCGTTCTTTGCCCGCTCTCTCGGGCGCTATCGCGTCGCCTTGGGTATTCGGCGTTGCGTTCAAGAGTGGCTTGAATTCTCAAGGGAAA